ACAATGAATGTTTTAGATAATCAAAACCAAGCTTCAACATTTACAATGGGTAATACTAAACTTGAATGGAATACAAATAATAAAAATAATTTTGCAACCTTTGCAATTGATAAAGGTAAGTATTATTGGGAAATGAAATACGTAGATATTACAGGTGGTTCAAATGCTATGATAGGAATTTCTAAATGTGATGATAGACAAGGTGACGATTATCCTGGACATGATGCTACTGCTTGGTCTTATTATTCTGCTAATGGTAGCAAATATAATAATGGTGGTTCTACTTATGGAAATAGTTGGACAACTAATGATATTATTGGTGTAGCTTTTGATGCAGATACAAGAACACTTTGGTTTTCTAAAAATGGTACTTGGCAAAACTCAGCAACAATTTCTGAGATAGGAGCAGGAACAACAACTAATTCAGCTTGGACAGGTATGGGTACAGCAGGAGAATATTTTATACCATGTATGTCTGGTTATGATGGAAATAAAGCAGAATTTAACTTCGGCAATGGCTACTTCGGAACAACTCAGATTTCTTCAGAAGGAACTAACGCATCAAACATAGGAAAATTTGAATATGATGTACCAAGTGGGTACACAGCTTTATCAACAAAAGGATTAAATAGCTAATGAACAAGGAGATAAATTAATATGGCTTATAGTACAATAAATAAAAGTTCAGATTATATGAACACAGTTCTCTATACTGGAGATACTTCATCATCAAGAAGTATAACTGGGGTTGGTTTTCAACCTGATTTAGTTTGGGTTAAAACTAGAAATGCGGCTAATCCTCATTTATTGAGTGATGCTGTTAGAGGTACAAATAATAATTTACAAACAGATTCAAATGCGGCGGCTTCTACTAGCTATGCACAAGGTTGGGTTTCTGCATTTGGAGCTGATGGATATACTGCACAAGCAGGTAGTAGTGGAGATAACGATATTAATGGAAATACAAATACTTATGCTTCTTGGAACTGGAAAGCAGGTGGTTCTGGTTCTTCAAATACAGATGGAAGTGTAACTTCAACTGTTTCAGTAAATTCAATAGCAGGTTTTTCTATTTCAAAATATACAGGCACAGGTTCAAACTTAACTTTTGGACATGGTCTTGGAGCAGTTCCTGATTGGATTATGATTAAAAATTTAAGTGTAGGTCAAGCATGGAGAGTTTATCATAACAAAGTAACTGCTTCCGACCCATATAGTAAACGATTAGTGATTTCTGAAACTGGTGCTGATAGTTCAAATGCTTTAGGACTTAGTCAAGACCCATCATCATCTTTAATTTATTTAGATAATTCTACTGGTTGTACTAATGCTAGTGGTGAAGATTTTATTTGTTATGCGTGGATAGAAAAAACTGGGTTTTCAAAATTCGGTTCTTATTCTGGTAATGGCTCAACTGATGGAATATTTATTTACACAGGATTTAAACCATCTTTTATTATGTTTAAAAGAACTAATAGCACAAGTAGTTGGACAATGTTTGACAATAAAAGGTCTCCATTCAACGAAACTAATAAAAGATTATTTGCAGACCAAAATGTTGCTGACGATACTGGCGGTCCTATAGACACATTAAGTAATGGATTTAAATTTAGAAATTCTTTAGGTGGTGGTAATGCAAGTGGTTATAATTATATCTACATGGCATTTGGACAACCAATAATTTCAAATTCTGGCATATGTGCCACAGCAAGGTAATAATGACAAAAGCAAGAGATTTAGCAGACATAGTATCTAATTTAAGTGCAAACGCAGAGAAAGCAGTTGTAGTTAATGCAGGTGGAACAGAATTAACATTTGGAGATGCAGGGTCTTCAGATATTTACGGATTTGTAAAAACGAATGGTACAGGTTCTCAAAAAGAGGATTTAATCGTTCACTATACAAATGGTGCAGACAATTTGTCTGTAGCAACAAATGATGGAACTCAATCAAATTTATATGATGAAAGTTTTGTCGCAAAAAGAGGACTTACATTTTCAGTAAACGCAGATGGCGAACTGACAACTACAGTCTAATCAATAATAATAAATAAATAAGGAGAAAAAAATAATGGCAACATTAAATTTAGGTAGAATAAAGCCAGTATTCAGAGGAGCATACGCAGGTGGAACTGCTTATGTAGTTGATGACATAGTAACGTCAGGAAACGAAACTTTCATTTGTATACTTGCTTCAACTGGTAACGCAACGTCTAATGCTACCTATTGGACAAAGTTAGCGGCTAAAGGAACAGATGGAACTGACTTAACATCTACAATTACTACACAAGGCGACATCTTATATAGAGATGGAAGTGGATTACAAAGACTAGCTAAAGGTACAGCAGGTCAAGTTCTTAAAATCAATGCAGGAGCAACTGCTCCAGAATGGGGAACTGATGTCGGTGGAAAAATTGGACAAATAGTTTCAACAGTTAAAACTGATACAACTTCGGTTAATGCGACTTCATTTACAGATGTGTCAGGTATGAGTATAGCAATAACACCTTCAGCTTCTACAAGTAAAGTTTTACTTATGGGTCAATTAGTAACAATGAACCTAGACCAATATTCTTACTTTAGAATGGTAAGAGATATAGGTGGTGGCGGATATTCTGCACCAACTGGATTTGTTGGAGATTCAAGTAGTTCAAGAATACAAACAACTGGTGGAAACTTATATGTTAATCCTGATGGACACAAAAGTAGTAGTAGTGGATTTAATTTAATGGACACACCTAACACTACAAGTGCTTGTACTTATAAATTGCAATTTAGAAATTCTGGTGGCTCTTATACTACATATTTAAATCGTAGTACCGCTGACCCTGATAGTAGTTCGGCATTTCGTGGGGTTAGTACATTAATCGCTATGGAAATAATGGCATAATGAATAAGGAGAAAAAATAATATGATACACGAAGCAATATACAAACTTTATCCTAATGTTAAATCAATAGACGATAAAGCAGATAATTCAGTTATTTGTTGGGACGAAAATAGAAATGAAGTTTCTATTGATATGTCAGCAGTAAATACAAAAGCTACTGAATTACAAACAGAAGAAGATAATAAAGTAGATGTTAAAGCTAGTGCTAAAGCAAAGTTAATTGCAGGAGAAGCATTAACAGAAGCTGAGGCAGATACAATCGTTTTATAATAAATAAACAAGGAGTAACAACAGAAAATGCTACCAATAGGAACACTTTTAAATATAGGTGGAAAACTTGTCGGCGGATATATGTCTCGTAGAAGAGCTATATCTGACCAAAAACATAGAGTAGCCTTAGAAGAAATTAGAACAGGTAATGAAAGAGCTAAAAGAAATGGCTCTTTAATACTTGATTTACTTCTTGGTTCTTTTATTTTAGCACCTTTAGGAATTTTAGCATACGGAACATTTTGGGGAGACCCTGCGATGTTATCCAAAACTAAAGACTATTTTGATTTATTAAAACAAATACCTGACGTATATTTATATTTAATCTTTATAGTAGTAGGGGGTAACTATGGAATTTCTGTCACAAATTTATTATCGGGTAAAAAGTTTAAGTAAAGTTTTCAATTTTTGGAACGTATACTTAGGTAGCACTATAGCAATCATTCTTATGGTTGCTTTTGTACTTTTAACAGGTTGTGAAAATATGAAACAAACTATTGGAATATCTACTAATCCTTTTAGTTCTAAAATGGAAGAAAAAACAAAATTAAATTATAAAATAACATTTGGTAAAATTAGACCAAAGGAAGATGATGACGATGATTAAAAATATTAAAATGGCAATATTACTATGGATTCAAGGTTGGACAGGACAACTTAATGGTTGGGCTTGGACAAAATGGGACATACTCCATCGTCAAGATTGGGTAAAAGGCTATAATCAATGGAAAAAAAATAATGAAAGATATTAATGAACTAAATTTAGAAGTTGAAAGAATACGAGGCGATATTAAATTAATTCAACAATCTGTAGACACTATTAAAGATAATCACTTAGTACATTTAGAAAAAAAAGTAAGTGGGATTAATAGAGTTTTATGGACAGTGGGTATATTAATATTTACTCAATTAGTTCTTACTATCAAGACTTTACTTATATAATATGAAAAAAGATAGAATAGACGTGTCGGATAAAACGGCAATTTCTATGCCTATGCGTAATTTAATAGGAATAATCTCAGCCGTAGCCGTTGGGGTGTACGCATTTTTTGGCATACAAGAGACTCTAAATAAACATAGTACGACTTTAGAGTTAATGGAAAAAGACTTAAATCAGAATACAGAATTTAGAATCAAATACCCTCGTGGAGAATTAGGTCAATCAAGTGGAGAAGCGGAGCTTTTTATGCTCGTGGAGCATATGAGCGGCTTGATTGAGAATATGGACGCAGAGTTAAAAGGTATGAGAAATAATAAAGTTAATATTGATTTCTTAAAAGAACAAGTTAAGAAATTAAATGAAGATGTAGAAAAATTAATAAGAAATGGGAGTGGACACTAATGGTTGAAATGGTTTTTGGATTAATGTTATATCTAAATGGAAATTTAATAGAACATACCTATAAAAAATCATTAAGCGACTGCCTTAAATCCAAGAGGGTTGCGATTAAAGAGGTCAATCCTGAATCCGTAGTTTTTAAATGTGAAAAAGTAAAAGCTACAACTGAAATATATATGGGACAAAAGAAAATACTTAAAATAATTAAATAATATGAATGGAATGAAATTTAACGCCGCTTTAATTTTTGCGGTTCTACTACAAGCTATAGGATTAGTTTGGTATGTCAGTAAAATTGATAGTAAAGTTAATATCCTTTATGAAAAATATGCTGAAGAAAGTAAAACTGAAGTAGTTGAAAATCAAGTGCGTATGAAACTTGATATAGAGAATTTATTAAAAGATGTTAATGATATTAAAACAGAATTAAAGAAAGCTAATAATAAAGATAAAAAGATTATGAAACAACATAATCAAATCTTTAAATTATTAAAAAAGAAGAAAAAAGTAGATAGTGACTATAGTTATGAGTAAGATTTTACTCATAATTACAATATGTTCTAATTTAGGTTGTCTACCCCCAATGACTAATGCAAAATGGGAGTTTACAAATGAAGAACAATGTTATAAAAAAGGCTATTATGCTATTGCAGAAATAGCTGAAACTTATATGGACACTGTAGGTGTTCAAGAGTTCAAACATATGCAAGTTAGAATGTTTTATAACTGTGTATCGGAAGAACAATGGAAAGAACAAATGAAACCAGTAGAGGAAGGAAAGCCGTCAGCATTTGAACAAGATGCTTAATATATGCTAAAATTAAAACCTTTAATTTACGCATTTTTCTTTTTCTATTTTGTGGGTTATTGTACCCTAGACAAAGCAACAAACTTTACAAAGGAGTCTTCTTATGATTCTGAGCATAATAAGATTTATACACCGAATTACAACAAGAATATCTATGTGGGCTTACAAAAAAGAAGTATATCACAAATACTACAAACACCGAGAAAAGAAATAAATGGCAAAAGCACCGAAGTGGGGAGTAAACAATTATGTTAAACCAAAGCCCAAAAAAAGAAAATGGCGACACGCAAAAAGTCCAAACAAAAGTGTCACAAAAAAACGATATAGAGCACAAGGGCGTTAGAATAGAAAAAATTATAGAAGAATTACCTGAATTATTAGTTAAACACGCATACCAAAAATTAAAATCAGGACAAGAGCTAACTGCTTCAGAAATGAAAGTATGTTTAGAAGTTTGTAAAACTTATAGCTCTGAAAAATTAGGTGCAAAACCTGATAATATTCTTGAGAAAGTACCTTTTGACACAAATGGATAATCGCTTAAAAAATTTTAAGAATTTTTTGTATTTATGTTGGAAGTTTCTAAACCTACCTAACCCAACTCCCATACAATATGATATAGCAGACTATCTACAGTCAAATGAACGTAGATTAGTTATAGAAGCCTTCAGAGGCGTTGGTAAATCTTGGATTACTTCAGCATTTGTCTGTCACCAACTTTTACTAAATCCTCAAAGGAATATATTGGTAGTTTCAGCTTCTAAAAATAGAGCTGATGACTTTAGTACCTTTACTCAAAGACTAATCAATGAAATGCCAATATTACAACATCTAATTCCTAGAGATGACCAAAGACATTCTAAAATTAGTTTTGATGTAGCTCCTGCTACCGCTTCTCACGCACCTAGTGTGAAATCTATGGGTATTACAGGACAGCTTACAGGTTCTCGTGCAGATTTAATTATTGCCGATGACGTAGAGTCAGCAAATAACTCACAGACTCAGTTAATGAGAGATAGATTAAGTGAAACTGTGAAAGAATTTGATGCGATTATTAAACCCGATGTGGGTCGTATCATATTCTTAGGAACACCTCAAACTGAAATGAGTTTATATAACACATTAGAGGAAAGAGGTTATAAGACAAAAATATGGACAGCGTTATATCCAACTAAAGAACAAACGATTGGTTATGGTAGTAAACTGTCTACTATTATTTCTAATATTACAGATAAAGAAGGTGAACCTACAGACCCTCAAAGATTTGATGGTATAGATTTATTAGAGCGTTTGTCTTCCTATGGACGTTCAGGATTTAACTTACAGTTTATGTTAGACACTACAATGTCTGACGCTAATAGATACCCTTTAAAGCTCAATGACTTAATTGTAGCTTCAGGTTGTACTACTTGGAAAAAAGCTCCTGCTCAAATTCAGTGGGCTTCAGGTACTCAACAATTAAAAGGGGTAGACCCTGAGATACCTAATGTAGGATTAAAGGGTGATTATTATGTTGCTCCTTTACACTTATCTGAAGAATATACAGATTTTGAAGGGGTGGCTATGTCTATAGACCCTGCGGGTCGGGGAGAAGACAAAACAGCGTATGCGGTGCTTAAAATGCTTCACGGAGTGCTTTATTTGACCGACATAGGAGCTTTAGATGGTGGTTACTCAGATGCTACCTTAGAAGAGCTTTCAGCTATAGCTAAACGTAACAAAGTGAATAACGTGGTTATTGAATCTAACTTTGGTGATGGTATGGCTACAGCGTTATTAAAGCCTGTTATGGCTAGAATACACCCTTGCCAAATTGAAGAGGTAAGGCATAATATACAAAAAGAGAAAAGAATTATAGATACCTTAGAGCCTATTATGAATACTCATAGGCTAGTGGTAGACGAGAATACAATAAAAGAAGACTTCAAGTTAGAACCTAATCATCAACTGTTTAGGCAAATGACTAGAATAACTAGAGATAAAGGTGCGTTAAGACACGATGACCAAATTGACGCATTAGCTATTGCGGCTAATTATTGGGTTGAAAGAATGGACAGAGACCAAACTTTATCTTATCAACAACATAAAGACGAACTAATCAATAAAGACTTAGAAAGGTTTATGGAGCACACAGTAGGTATACAACCTAAACGGGATAGGTTCATTTAAGTACCCGTATTAGGGAAGACAAAGGTTAAAGCTATTACTATAGCTGTTTACTTACTCACTCTTCTTATGCAGATAGAATTATGGAGAAATGTGAAAATTGTGGACACGAGTGCCACTGCGACAAAGAGACTCATCAAGATAATTGTTGTGGGTCTTGTAACTGCGATACTTCTAGGGATAACGATAGGACATACGAAACAAATGGATAATACTGAAATAGAATATTTAAAAAAGAGAATTAAAAAACACGAAGGTTATAGAGAATTACCTTATAATCTTGAATATAAGACAACAGATGGAAAAGTAGTAAAAGAAAACTTCTCTACAGCAGGTTTTGGTCACGTTATTCAAGCAGGAGAAGTAGAACCTGAAGGTGGTTACACTAAGGAGTATTGGGAAGGTGTCTTTGAGAAAGACTTTAAGAACGCTCACGATGGAGCTTTAAAACTGTTAGGAGACAGTAATGTCCACCCTACAGCAGTAGGTATAGTAACAGAAATGATATACCAAATGGGATATAATGGTGTCTCTAAGTTTACAAATACCTTAAAATTAATTAAAGATGGTAGATACCAAGACGCTAGTATAGAAATGTTGGACTCAAAGTGGGCTCAACAGACTGATGAAAGAGCTATAGACTTGTCTCAGATAATGAAAAGCCTAGAAGCTAATATTCAGTAGAAAAATTTGAGTAGGTATCACGCTTACGGCGAGAGCCACGCTCCCCCAAAGGGGGCATAAAAATTTTAAAAATTGGGGATAACCCCGCTTCAATATGGCGGGTCGCTTCCTATATAAGGCTCAAGCGTAGTAATAGGCACACCGCAGAGGATATATAAAGCGGTTATGGGTAGCCTTTGGCTTCTATTTTATTTTTTCGTTTGTTAGAGCTAGTCTGTTTTTTTCGTTTGGTGTTATACTTTTTGTTTTCTCTTATCTATTCTCTTTTGTTTTTGTCTTCTCATTCTCTTTAATATCCATAGCAACACATCAAGCAAGACAAACAAGACAACATTTATTTTATTAATGCGGAAGCAATCAAAGTAAATGCAATTAATATAATCCAAAATAAAACATATAATATCTTCTCTTTAATTCTTTTCATTCTCTTCATTCCTTTTATTAATTAGTTATAAGTAAGTAAGTTATATAATAGCTAGAGTTAAAGCCTATATCACTAATAAGGGAACTTTAATCAAATAAGGCAACAATGCCACAAACTGCGTCAGAGTGTCGCACTTATCATTATTTTGTTGAATAGCTATTTTATTAGTTTATAAGGATTATATGTTCAGTAATTTTTATGAATAAATTAATAGTTACTTGATTTTATCAAGTGAATTCTTAACTAGATTTAAGTAGTTTAAATTGCTTCTCACGGCTTCCGCCTCATAGAAGCTACAGTTAAAGAGTGGGACACCTCAACAGCTAGGCGATAGGGTCTAGGGAGCAGGTTTAGAGTGGTACTCAGTCCACCGATTAAATAAGTTTGTTTGTATCTAGTATTAACTAGAATTTATTAACATTAACAAAAGGGTCAAATCTTATGAATATTGAAACATTAAGAAAACAACCTACTTGGAGCTTAAAGGCTATGATTAAAGCGTTAAGTCTTCCAATATCAAGTTTTTTAAATACTGAAGAAGATAATAAAAGACTTGAAGACGCTAAAATAGTAATAAAGGAGCGTAAAAAATATGAGTAATCAAGAGAATATATTTTATGAAAAGGACGGCGATACTAATTATAGTATTACAAAAGGTGTCTTTTTTATTCCTGATTTAAAAGCTAAAATGTCAGCTTTTAGAGTTATGAAACATACTAATTATAGTAAACCTATAGTTGAATATGTATTTCAAAAAACTCAAGCGGAAATAGTTTTAAAAGACTTAATGAAAGCATAAATTTTAAAAATTACGGGCTTAGGCGGTCTAGTATCGCCTGAGCTCAAAGCTAGACTGATGACCTGAAAAGGAACGCTTGACGGCGTTGGGTTTTATACCTGAAACAATTAAACTTTTGATTGTATCTAGCAATTATGTTAGAAAAAACAAACAAACAAAAAAAGGAGCGTAAACTATGCGAAGTTATCCAATATGGGTTGATACTTATAACAATAGTTATAAATCAAGTATGGCTAAGTCTCAGGGTATTAGAGACCACGCTAAAAACTCTGTTAAAATAGGTACATCGGCGTCAAATAGTTATCCATTTTTAACAAATGAGTTAGAAGTTCAAGACAACGGAAACAAAAGGACTTTTAATTTTTATGTTGATAATGAGTTAATGAAATCGGCAACATATAACAAAAGTAAAAAAGTTATGGAGCTAGAAGACGTTGAAAGCAAGTTAAAAGAGCGTTATTTTGACAAATGGAAAAAAGAGGAAGAGGACAAGGCTCAAGCGTTTAGAAATGAGCGTTTTGCTGAAAGGTTGGCGGTCAATGGACAATAAAACACTTGAACGAATTGCAAAAGCTCTTGAGCGTCTAATTAAATTAGTTGAAGATGATATAAAAGGCGTTCACTACAAAAAGAAAAAATAAACAAATATAAGACCCGAAGCGGTTAAGAAATTGACCGCTTTGAGACTTATATAAAAGTAAGTCAAACAAACAAACAATTTAACTAATAGGAGTTGAAAAACAAATACGAGTTAAATATAATACCTGAGACAAACAAGTATTATCCTAATATAAACTCGGAAGACTTTGTTTATATTGCTAGGATATATGGCGGACTAAACGGCAAAAGTTCTCTAGTTGAAAAGGACGGCACTAACTACAAAGGTTATTTAAAAACTTTTAAAATTGGTGTTTCAACTTTTACACTTACGGAAGATTGTCGGTGGTTTGATAATTCAGGTATGCCTTGCCAATGTCCTGAAGGCGTTAATGAGAAGGACAAGCTGAGTATTTTAAAAGCTGAGCGTGTCAGACTAGACGGCGAAAGGAAGTGGCAAGACTACAAAAGAAAAGTCTTCAAAAAATAAGCTGAGCTGAGCTTATCGGAGCTAGGCGGGGAAACTCGCCTACTCCATAAAAAGCGGTAGTGCTATAAAACGAAAGCGTGTAATAAGTATCAGAATAATGAACGGCTACACGATACCGCTTTACAACAACAAACCAAAAAAAAACTAATACAACATAAGGAGTAAATATGTCTTGGTTAGTATATAAAGGAAAAGTGGTTGCAACCTATACTTTTATCTATGCACAAAAGCTATGGGGTTTGTTGCCATTTTAAATAAACGGGAAATAGAGCTGAGTTGATAGCTTGGCTCTATTTCTTTAAACAAACTAAAAAAGGAGTGTAAACTATGTCAATTTATATTGATAGTTATAAGATAGATGTTAAAGGTCTATCAAATAGAGCAACAGCTAAAGCGTCTAAAAATGCACCTTTAGTTGAAAAAGCTAATTTTGTCTCTACTGATGGAATGAATAGCAAAGCGTTTATAGATATGGTTGAACAGATTGCAGATAGCCACGATGCTAATTGTGATGTTCATTGTCATATAACTTTAAAACAACATAGGTATTAATCTATGAAAACCTTTAAATTTGTTGGAAGTGTAAGAGATAATATACTTCCTAACGAAGTTATTAATGAAGAGATAGAGAGTAGCGGATATAAAAAAGCTGTTAAATCTTTTCAAAACAAATATCCTAAACTTAAAGAAGTTATGGTTGAGTGGATTAAAAATGGAATTAATCTATCTAAACTACAAAAACTTCCAATGGGTAGGAAGAAGAAGATAGGCAGATGAGTTGGAGTAAAAAGTATTATAACGGCTTAACTGAAACACAACATAAAGCTAATGACGAGTGGTTTAAGAATATGTTAAAATTCTTAAAAGACAAAGGAGTTTTATTTGTGCCTAACCTTCAAAAAACTTTTAACAAAAAAGGTGAAGAGATATGATTGAAATATTTGAAATCTTTTGGTCTTCACCTATTGAGCTAAGAGTTATAATATTGGCGGGTTTAATCTCGCCAGTATTTCTATTAAGAAAAGACTATAAAAATGGAGTTTATGAATATCACGATGATTGTTATTGTGATACTTGTAAGCATTTAAGGAGTAAAAATGGCAGATAGAAGAATATATAAACTGACAGAATATAATTCATCAACAGGCGAAGAAAAGATTGTTTATGGACATATAAAAAAGCATTTACAAAATGAAATGCCAACTGTTAGTGAAGACCAAGAAATAAAAGAAATCAACTTTAACGCAAACGATATGGAAAGTTTATGTAATGCGTTAAATAATGATGAAATAGAAGAATGGGATTAAGAAATTCCAAATAGCGTAGCACCAAGCCTTGTGAGTCAGAATATTGTATAATATTCACTACAATATAGCTGAGAAGATAGGTTGAAGACCTATTATCCCGTGCTAGAGTGTGGCTACTCTAGGCTATTGGATAGGGGGTACTCCTAGCGGGGTACTCCCGACCTTATTTTTTTTTATACTTTAAAAAGACTAGACGGCAAGACTTAACGGCGTTTTTTTAAAAAAGACTAGACGGCGACTAGACGGCAATTTACACTAAAGTGCCCGTATGTAGAAGCCTAAAACATAAACACAATAACTTAAAGGAGTTTATACAATATATGGATAGTAAACAGACATTACTAGAAATAATGCCTAAATACTCAGACCAATTAAAGCACGAAAAAGAAATGGCTGAGCTAGGTAAACACAGAACTAACAAAAGGCGTATCTCACACGTTGAACGTGAGGAAGAATCTGTTACGAGCTATGGTAAAGTTATGGTAGCTAACACAATCAGACCTTTAGCCAATGCGATAGCTGAGTATATACAAGAAACATCTAAGAAGACTATAGGAAAACCACCTATTGCTTTTGTTAAGATGTGCGAAGTCTCACCTGAAATATTAGCCCTAATCACGGGTAAACACATAATCAATACAATTACACAATACAAACCTTTAACAGCTACTTGTATTAGTCTTGGCGGTAAAGTTGAGACTGAGATAGCTTTAAAGAACTTTAAGTTTCTCAATCCTGAGCTTTATGAAGTTGTGAAACAAGACTTAGACAAAAGGTCTTGGAACTATACTTATAAAAGAAGAAAATTAAGAGAGAGTGCTAAGCGTGGAGTAGTTAAATGGGAAGAGTGGACTACACCTGAGAAATTACACGTTGGATTAAAATTAGTTGAGATGTTAATTATCTCTACGGGTCTAATTGAAATTGGTACTGAGACAATCAATCATAAAAAAGCTAAGATTATCAAACAAACACATAAGACTAGAGAATGGATTAAAAATAGAAATAGCTTTAATGAGCTATTAAACCCTGAATACTTACCAACAGTTTTACAACCTAAGATGTGGAGCTCAGTTGTTGGTGGTGGATATTGGACTAAGGAATTACCTGAGTTAGATTTGGTTAAACAAAAAAATAAACAATTTAAGAGAGAGCTTGAAAACTTTGATATGCCTGAAGTTTATAGTGCAATCAATATAATGCAAAGTACACCTTTTAAAATTAATAAGTTTATTTTAAATGTTATGCAAACAGCTTGGGATAATGGAGACGCTATTGGTGGTATGCCACCTAATAGAAATTTAGATATACCAAACAAGCCTCACGACATAGAGACTAATAAAGATTCAAGAAAAGATTGGAAGAGAAGAGCTGTTATAGCTCATACTGAAAATGCTCGTATGTTTTCTAAAAGATTATTGTATGCTAAAATAATTTGGTTAGCTCAAAAGTTTAAAGACTATGCGACATTATTTTATCCATTACAATTTGATTTTAGAGGAAGAGCTTATTGTGTCCCTGCATTTTTAAATTATCAAAGTATTGGTGGAGCTAAGGCTTTGCTTTTATTTTCTAATGGAAAAGAAATAACTCCTGAGAATAGAGGAGAGTTTTGGTTAGCCGTACACGGAGCTAATATGTATGGGAATGATAAAGTATCTTTAGAAGATAGAGTTAAATGGGTTAATGATAATGAACAGTGGATAGTTAATTGTGCTCAAGACCCTTTTAGACATAGAGAATGGGAAGACGCTTCTAATGCTTTTCAATTCTTAGCGTGGTGTGATGAGTGGAGAAGATACCAAGCTAGAGGAATAAACGAAAAGTTTATATCTCATTTACCTGTTAATGTTGATGGGAGTTGTAATGGTCTTCAATTATATTCTTTAATGTTAAGAGATAGTGTTGCGGGTAAGTTAGTTAATTTACTTCCGTCAGATACACCTCAAGACATTTATCAATTAGTTGCTAATGCTGTTAATGAAAAGTTAAAAGTACACGCTTCAGAAGATAGACCTTATGCTCAGCAGTGGTTAGATTATGGAGTTAAGCGTTCTACTACTAAACGAAGTATTATGACAATTTGTTATGGCTCAACAAGATACTCTTGTACGGACTTTGTAATAGAAGATTTAACCAAGAGACAAGATAAAGGCGAACACCACCCTTTTGTTAATGATTTATTTAGACCTGCTTCTTATTTGGCTAGTGTCATTTGGGATAGCATAGGGGATAATTTAAAATCAGCTAGAGTGGGTATGAAGTATCTTCAGGAGATAGCTAAGATTGTTTCAAAAGAACAATTACCTATACACTGGGTCACACCAGTAGGATTTCCAGTTTATCAATCCTATCCTGAAATGAAGTCTAAAAGAGTTAAAGCTATGCTTATGGGAGAAGTTATAAAACCCCGTATCAATGCTGAGACTGATAAGACAGATAAATTGCGTATGTCAAATGGAGTAGCTCCTAACGTAGTTCACTCCGTAGATTCCGCAGGTATGATTAAGACTGTTAATTTTGCTCATAAAAACGGAGTTAAGAATTTCTGTAATGTGCACGACAGCTTTGGTACAACTGCGGGTGATGTAGAAATGTTAAATAAAAGTATAAGAGAAGCCTTTATTGATATGTTTTCTAATCACGACATACTAGAGAAGTTCAGGCAAGATGTTGAGAAACAATTACCTGATAAATTGAAGGCTAAATTACCTGAAGTCCCTCAAAAAGGTGATTTAGATATAAATAAACTGAGGGAAAGTAAGTTCTTTTTTGCGTAAGAGCATTAAAGTACCCGTACTTAGAACAATAAAACAGAGGAGACAAAATGGCGAAGAATAATAACGTCAAGGTAGTATCACCAGTTGGAGTTTCGCAATATGCGTGGCTAACGACACCTGATACTCGTTTTGATGAGACTGGTCATTATAAGACTAATCTTATTATAAACGCTAAAGAAGCTCAGTCATTGAAAGCTCAAATTGATGCTGAGATAAAGAAAAGTGTTGCTCTTGCTAAAGAGAAGGCTAAAGGAAAAGCTATTAAAGAAGCTCCTCGTCCTTATGATGATGAAATGATTGATGGTAAAGCATCAGGAAATGTCATTTTTAAATTTAAGACGAAGGCAAAAATTATAGCTAAAGACGGAAAGGTTATACCTAATAGAGTTGCATTATTTGATAGTGCAGGGAAACCTATGATTGACGCTAATGTTTGGTCAGGCAGTGAAATGAAAGTATCAGCAGAATTGATACCTTATTACACAGCTATGGCAGGAGCAGGTGTGTCAATGAGACTAAGAGCAGTTCAAGTAACTAAGTTAGTTGAAGGTGGCTCTAGTAATGCTAAAGGTTATGGCTTTGAAAAAGTTAAAGATGGCTATGAACAACCTGAAGCAGTAGCAGTAGAAGAAAATGTATCGCAGGAAACTTCGGCTGACTTCTAAACAAGTCGGAATACGATACGGATTTCGTTCAGGCTTAGAAGAGTCTGTAGCGAAAGAGCTAAAAGATAATCGTGTAGTGTATGAATTTGAAAAGACTAAGTTGAAATATACTAAGCCTCAAAAGATTCATACCTATACGCCTGATTTTCATTTAACGAAGAAAAAAATTTTTATAGAAACAAAAGGATTATTTACTACTCAAGATAGACAGAAAATGAAATTGATTAGGGAGCAATACCCTAATTTAGATATTAGATTTATATTTTCTAATTCAAGAGCTAGGATAAGTAAGAAATCAAAAACAACTTATGGAATGTGGTGCGAAAGATACGGATATGAATATGCCGATAAACACGTTCCGAAGGATTGGCTATGATAGGTAGAGTAATTTATAAACAAGAGAGTGTGCAATACTATTCAGAATCAAAAGATGAATGGATTGATGTAGATACTATGGACGAACAACATTGTCGTAATGCTCTTAAAAAAATTATTAGAAAGTATGGAGTGATAAATGAGCAATATAAGAAAAGAAACTAAATATATTGTTATTCATTCTTCAGAAACTAATCCGACACAGAATTTTGACGTAAAGGATATTGACATACAGCACAGAAAAGAAGGTTTGTTCTCTTGTGCATTTCACAAAGTTATTACTAGAAAAGGTGAAGTGCAAGATGGAAGAGACATACAAATCGCAGGTGCTCACGTTGATAGTAATGTTAAATTGTCAAATAAAAATTCTATTGGTATTTGTCTAATCGGTGGACAGACAATAGATGGTAAGCCCGATTGTAATTTTACTTTTAAGCAATACGAAGCTCTTTTAGAGTTAATTCGTGATTTAAAAAAAGATTATAAAGAGGTTCAGATAGTTGGTCATAGAGATATGACTGACTCCTTATCTCCGCATTTTAACGTAAGTGAATTGCTGAGATAGTTTGTTTGTACCCCTTGAGGGAGTATATAATACTCAACGGAAAATCTTAAATGATTGGAATTGTGAGGCTAAAGCTCTCAAGGGGAAATATTTAACAGAAAAATTTTTATGGAAAAACAGGAAAGCAACTTTTTATATCACACGCCCTGCAATAATTGCGGTTCGTCAGACGCTAATTCAGTTTATGATGATGGACACACTTATTGTTTCTCGTGTAACACAACAACAAGAGGAAATGATTTGACACAACCAAAAGAAAAAACAAGTAGTGAATTTATTAGTGGCACAGTAGTACCTTTAGTTAAAAGAAAAATAGATTTAGATACTGCAAGAAAATTTAATTATCAAATGGGAGCTTGGTTTGGAAGACCAGTTCAGATAGCTAATTACTATGATAAAGATAAAAATTTAGTTGCACAAAAATTAAGAAACCCTGACAAAACTTTTCAATGGTTAGGAGACGCAAGACAGTCAGGTTTATTTGGACAACACCTTTGGAGAGATAAAGGTAAGATGATAATAATTACAGAAGGCGAGATAGATTGCCTTAGCGTTTCTCATATCAACCAAAATAAATTTCCAGTAGTAAGTGTAAAGAGTGGAGCTCAAGGAGCTAAGAAAGATATTCAAAGAGAGCTAGAGTGGCTTGAAGGATTTGATTCAGTAGTGTTAATGTTTGACCAAGATGAACAAGGTAAACAAGGAGCTATTGAATGTGCTAAATTATTCTCACCTAATAAAGCTAAGATATGTAGTCTTCCTTTAAAAGATGCTAATGAAATGTTAGTTGCAGGTAAGACTAGAGAATTAATAGATTGTTTATGGTCTAGTAAAGCATACAGACCTGATGGAATAGTTTTAGGTGCAGACCTATGGAATGAAATTAAAAAAGAAGATACTTATGTAACAGTTCCTTATCCTTTTGAGTGTTTAAATACTAAGACACACGGATTGAGAAAAGGAGAATTAGTTACTGTTACAGCAGGTACAGGAATTGGTAAAAGTTCTTTTTGTAGACACGTTGCATTACATTTATTAGAAAAAGATTTTAGCGTAGGTTATATTGCACTAGAAGAAAGTGTTAAACGTAGTGCTCTTGGAATTATGGGAGTGTCTATAAAGAAACCTTTACATTTAACACGAGAAGGGACAGATGAGAAGGAACTCAATAAAACTTTTAAAGCAACAGTTGGTAACGGGAAATTTTATCTCTACAATCATTTTGGTAGCACTCTTGCTGATAATCTATTATCAAAAATAAGATATTTAGCTAAGGCTTGTGGTGTAGACTTTGTAATATTAGACCATTTACATATGGCTCTATCATCTATTGGTGATGAACATACTAATGATGAAAGAAAACTAATTGATTATACTGTTTCTAAACTAAGAACATTAGTGGAAGAGACTGGTATAGGATTAATATTAGTTAGTCATTTAAGAAGGTCTGAGGGAGACAAAGGCTTTGAAGATGGTAAGAGTGTAGGATTAAATGCTCTTAGAGGTAGTCAAAGTATTGCTCAACTATCCGATATAATAATTGGAATGAATAGAAATTTACAAGCTGATAATAATATTGCTCAAGTAAATATATTAAAGAATAGATTTTCAGGTGAAACTGGAAAGGCTTGTAACCTTTATTATGATTTAAAGACTGGCTGTTTAAGTGAAGTTAAAGGAGAATTGTCTGATGAGTTTTGATAAAGTTTTTAAACATAGAAGACAATCTATACAGTGGACTGCTTATGTTTTAGAAGCTGTAGGCAAAGCTAAAAAATATCAAAGACCAGTTACTTTAGATGTAGCTAAAGAAACTTCAGCTCTTATGTTAGAAGATGCTCTTTTAAATTTAGCTATGAATGGAGAAAATGCGGCGTGGAGAGTAGAAGTTAAACTACATACATTACAATGAAAAATTTTCCATATAATATAAACATAATGGCGATGTTTGTTTTTATAGTATTGTATTTATTAATAGTGGAGATAATATTTTAAATGAAAAAGAAACCTAGTGAACCACTTATAATTGGCGGAAAAAGATATTACAAATATAAAATTATTTGGGAAGAT